TATCTCCGTAACTAAAAAAAACTAATTTTTATAACAACATTATCATTGTTTAGGTGGTATTATAATACCACATTCATTTTAGTACTTTTTTCTTGGTGTATAATGTATTAAATTAATTAATTATTTTAAATTAGGAAGATGATTGCGGTAAAACGGGCAATGTGGAGGTAGCATGGTAAGGGTAATTTTTGATGATCACGATAGTTCTTGCGACAATATATATGCGTTGCATAGTAAGCTGTTATATTTGGCTTTATGGGGTATCCAAGAGCAGGTGATCAGGTTCAGAAGAGGCAAAGAGCTGCTAGATGTCAGTCAAGATGCTCTTAACAGTGAATTTTATGAAGAAATAGTGGGATCGATTTGTGATAAAATTTTTGGCATCATCAAGGATTCCACGGTAGTTAATCTTATGGATTTGCCTGGTTCATGAAAGAAGATAATTTCTCATGGTTTATCTGGTTGTTTGCTGCTTATTGGTTAGTTATGTATTTATCGGGGGTCAGATGAAGATAACGCACAAGTTTAGGAACAAACCGACTACAGTTTTGGGGATATGTTTTGCATCAAAGAAGGAGGCTAAGCATTATCAAGATCTTTGCTTATTAAAGGATAGGGGTGAAATCGTATTTTTCTTACGACAGGTACCGTTTCATTTACCTGGGAATGTGAGGTATGTATGTGATTTCATGGTATTTTACGAAGATGGAACGGTAGAGGTACAGGATGTGAAGGGTATTAAGACGGATATGTATATTTTAAAAAAGAAGCTTATAGAGGATATTTATCCTATAGAAATTGTAGAGATTTAGAGGATTGAGTAGAGCATACGTAATGGTATTTCTTGTGTTGGAATGGGATGAGCAATAATGATATTTAATTTGGCAATAATTTTGGTTTAGTGGAAAGGAGTTAGAGGACATGTTATCATGGTTAAGGTAACATTGATGGGTACTGTGTGGTGTTAAGTTGTCATGATATTGCAAATTATTTCTTGGTTCTTGTGGACAGGGCTGCGGGGGATTCTATCACCCAATTAAAGTTGCATAAATTAATTTATTTTGCACAAGGGTTTGGCTGCAAAGATCATTATATTGATTAACATTGTTCAGGTTAATGGAAGAGACATTTACTTTAGGAGAATTAATAGCTTACAAGGAGCAGGAGCTTTGGTTAGAGGAAGCAAAGCTTTACCGTGGTTCATTTTACGAGTTTTTCAAAGGTTTATGGCCATTTGTAGGTAAGGGCAATGATTTTGTTGACAATTGGCATATACAAGCGATAGCGGAGCATTTAGAGGCATGTTTTCATCGACAGATTAGGAAATTAATTATAAACGTTCCGCCGAGGTCGACCAAGAGTGTACTTACGTCTGTTGCATTTCCGATATGGTGTTGGATAAACAATCCGAAGGAGACGTTTCTCATGGCGAGTTACGGTAGCAAATTAAGTGAGGATTTTGCGAAGAACAGCCGGGAGATTTTGTATTCGCATTGGTTTTTGAGTCGGTTTGGAGAGGGTTCTGGTTATTCACATCCAGTATCTATATCCCCACAAAGGGACACGGTAAATTTTTATGCTAACACTGCGGGTGGTTATCGGATTACGACTTCGGTGGGGGGTACGGTGACAGGTCTTGGTGCGGGGATAAAGATATTGGATGATCCGTGTAAGATGGAGGAGGGTAAGAAGAATCACACATTAGATTACATAAATGAATGGGTAAGTCAGACATGGTTAACGAGGTCTAACAATCCGAAGAGGGATGTGGACATAATAGTGATGCAGCGAGTAGCGTGCAATGATGTTGCGGGTTATCTTATGAGACACGATCATGATTCGAACTGGGTAAGGTTAATTTTACCGAATGAGTATGAGGTCAAGCGCAAGTGTACGACTATTGGGTTGGGTAATTCATCTACGCCATGGGAGGATCCCAGGGTTGAGGAGGGAGAATTTTTAAGTCCGAACAGGTTTGGCAAGGAGGAGACTAGGTTTTGGAAGCGTGAGTTAGGTGAATATGGGTATGCGGGACAGCATCAGCAGCGGCCGTCTCCATTAGGGGGTGGGATTATTAAGGGTGAGTGGTTTAGGAGGTGGCAAAAGAGTGCTTCACCTAATCACATTTTTAAGATAGTGCAATCCTGGGATACGGCATTTAAGGATAAGGAATACAATGATTTTAGTGTTTGCACGACATGGGGAATATTTTCATCGGAGGAATTAGATTTAAAGAAGGAGCAGGAGCAGCATTACAATTTAGCGATTTTATTAAGCATGTGGAGGAAGCGAGTTAACTATCCTGAGCTTAGGGATAGGGCTATTCGTTTATGTAAGAATTACACGGACACTGGTCCAATTCCTTGTGCTCCTAAGTTTCGCAATCGGCCTGATATAATTTTGATGGAGGACAAGGCGAGTGGTCAAAGTTTAATTTACGATTTGTACGATGCGGGTATAACGAATTTGATTGCGACCAACCCGGCCAAGTATGGGGATAAGACACAAAGATTAAACTATGTGGGTAGTTTTTTAGAAGCTGGTTTAGTTTATTTAGTAGCGAGTCCACCGGGTTTTACGGAGCTTAGGGAATCATCTAAGTATTTATTAGATGAGTGCGTATCTTTTCCGCGTGGTGTTCATGACGATATTGTTGATACGATGAGTCAATTTCTTATTTATGCGAAGAAGATGGGGATATTGAGTATACCGACTGATCCTATTTCGTTTTATGAAGAACCTGACAGAGAAGAAATAAAGTTTTTTTAATAAAGTTTTTAATGTAGTATTGAGGTATTACCTCTAGTTACACTTAACAATATAAATTTAATAGATAACATTGATAATATAGATGACACTGACCAAGGTATTCTGGGTGAGGATGGTAGTTTAACATTTGGTGATCCGTCTAGTGGGAATGATTTTTTAAATGATCCTATGCATTATGAGGATCCGGAGTTGTTTAGTAGTAATTTAGCAGAATTATTACCGGACACGATTTTAGGGAAATTAGCGGAGCAGCTATTAGAAGCCATCAACATGGATGATGATAGTCGAAAGAAGTGGTTAAAAACCGATGAAATTATTAACAACTATATAGGTTTTTCGGTTGAAGACACATCATTAAAGCAACCATTTCAAAATGCTGCTGGTGTATTTGATACAACTTTATCGAGTGCGATTATCAATTTTTGTTGTATAGCCAAGGCAGAATTATTTCCAAGCAAGGGGCCTTGTTATGTAGAGGTTTTAGGGAATCAGGAAGAGGATATGGTTAGCCGTGCTAATCGTATCCAACATTTTTTAAATTATTATTTAACTGAAATAGATCAAGATTACATTCGAGATGCGACCAGGGCATTAATGAATGTGGGTAGATCTGGTTGTTGTTTTAGAAAAGTCTACATTGATCCAACGACTAATTTACCTGTGATTCGTACGGTATTAGCTCGTGATTTCATTGTAAACAACGATAGTCTTTCTTTACTTCAATCATCGAGATTGACGCATATAATTTATTACTCAGCCAAAGAAATTATTCTTAATCAATTAAACGGTAAATTTAAGGACATTCCATTAAGTTCTGTTGATGAAGGGTCTGATGTAGCGAATCAATCGCGTTCATTTTATAAAGATAATAAATCAGAGGGAATTGAGATTAATGAAGATGAGAGAATTAATAAGATTTATAAGTGTTATGAGTGTCATGTTGATTTAACAGATAGTCAATTGTATGGGGATTTTTTTGATGTTCCGGAAGGTGTTTCACGAGAACCCACACCGTATGTTATTACGTTATTAAGTGACAAAAAGATATTATCCATTCGTCGTAATTTTAAGATGGGAGATCCATTAAAGAAGCGTAACAAGGTATTTACGCGCATGGAGTATATACCTTCATTTGGGGTTTACTCCTTTGGGTTAGGTCATATTTTAGGTCCGAATACGGTCATTATAACCAAGTTATTAAGATCAATTTTAAATGCTGAGAGCATGAAGATCTTTCCGCCAAGGTTTAAGAAGAAGGGGGTGGAGATTGATAGGACATCGGTAAACATAGGTCCATCAGAAATTATCACGGTAGATTTAAAGAATGAGACGATGGATAGTGCGTTTCCGACTCCACAGTTAACGCCGCCTTCAGAATTTTTGACAAGTTTATTAAGGGATATTCGCGAACAAACTCAGAACCTAGCGGGAGTTTGTAATATAAGAATTCCAGAAGGAGGGGTAAATGCTCCGGTAGGGACAACATTAGCTTTATTAGAAAGTAATAACCGTGATGTAAACAGTGTTTTACAAGGATTACATGCTTCTTTATCTGAGGAATTACAGATTTTGTATGAGTATTTTTCAGGCAATATTGATGGTAATTTTAATTTTGATATTAAGGGAATGTCGGTTGTAGTATCTCCAGATGATTTTGCAAGTGGATTTAAGATAAAGCCTACTGCCGACCCGCAAGTTTCCACGATAGCCCATGGATTAATAAAAGCAGAAGCTATTTATAAAATGGCCCAAGCAAATCCCGAATTACATAATATGAGGGAGGTATATTTAATGATGTACAAGAATATGGGAATAGAGGATGTGGAAAAGATTTTACCACCTCCCACACCGCCGCTTCCCCCTCCTATAGACCCTAATGCGGTATTAGAAAAGGATGTAAACAGTAAGATTCAAAATAATGAAGCCAACCATAAAATAGATATGTTGCGCTTACAGTTAGAGTCAGAGAAAAAGCGTGCGGATTATATAATTGATAGTGGAAAGCTGTGTTTAGAATATCTAAAGGCAGGCTTACAACCACCTGGGGAGCTTCTCGATACGTTTGTACCAAAGATGGATCCAGAAAAGTTATTACAAGAACAAGAAATGGAAGAAAAAATGGAACAACAAAATTTAGATGCGGCTGAGGTGCAAGGGAATATGAACCAAGCGGGACAACCGCCATCACCTCAGATGATGCCACAACAATAACTTACAGGAGGATAATATGAATAAATGTTGCAATCCAAGGAAAAGTCGCAGGGGATTTGCGGATGGAGGTATGGCGGAAAATCCATCTCAACCGCCACCTAGTTCTCCTATACAGCTAGGGCAAAAGCCAGTAGTAAACATTAATTATGGTTTAAAGAAGGGTGGATCGTGTCCGCGAGAATAAACAGATTTGTGGACTCAGAGTTATTCTGTGAGAATACTTTACGAGTCTTGGCAAGAATTTTAAAAATGCGAGATCAATTTTTAAATGACTTAGCGAGTGGTGATATAAATAGTTATGAAACTTATAAATATGCCTTAGGTAATTTAAATGGTGTTGACCACTGTTTAAAGGAGTTTGAGTTTTTAATTAATAGAGCAGGAGTTCCACATGGAAATTAGAGAGAGATTAGGATGTGAGCCATTAAAGGTTCAAGGATACATGGTAGCTGTATACTTATGTCTACCAGAGTCCACAAAAGAAATCACAACTAATAGTGGAGATAAGGTAAGTATAGAATTATCTTCTCAATATATAGAAAACCAGAAGTACTTATCGGTTGTGGGGGTAGTTGGTTCTATGGGGGAAAAAGCTTACACAGGTGAGGGATTTGACAAATTTAAGCCTTATTGTGAGGTAGGTGATTTAGTTGTTATTCCGCGTCATGAAGGGGCACAGTTTACCCATCATAATAAACCAGTAATGGTTCTTCCAGATAATAAAATAGTAGCAGTAGTTGATACAATAGATGAAGTAAAGCCAAGATAAAATATGAGGTCTCTGTTTAATTTACTTACCTTGAGAGATAAGGAATATGCCAATCGGATTTGGGATATTAGAGATAGATTAGACAGTAGCACCAAGTGTGAGAGCCATATTAGGCGTGGTTGTGATGAGCGACGTGAACTAAAGATTCTTTATTTAGGTGCGATGCATATTCCCCCCCATGAGATACCTCCTTATATGGATTATTACATTATTCATTTTGAGTATCAGCGTTTTGCAGAAATGGTTCAAAAGGGTTATACGCCTGTTCCGGCAGAAAGGCATCCTTCATTACAATTAACTAGTTTTGGTAGTTGGATCATCTTTAGGGATGGAATTTTAATGGAGAGATACAAAGCGTTAAAAGAACAAGATGCTAAGGACGAACCTATAAATCAGGATCAATTAGCTTCAATACACCCCTTTTCAAAAATATTCTCAGAAGTAAAAGAACAAATAGATAGAGAGGAATTTTATGCAAGATACTGAGAAAAATTACGAAAATCTACTAGATGAGGATAAATTAACCCAAGAGGATGGGGGTAAAATAGAAAATACTTTAATTGAGGATGATAACGATGAAGTTGAATCAGATAACACAGGTAGTGAATCGGCTTTTGATGAAGTAAAAGATAGACTAACTCATTTAGAACAATTAAAAAAAGAAAATGATCGCCTTAAAAGGCATACATATGCTCAAGCTGAGCAGATTAGAAAAGAAAAAGAAGAAGTTAATCGTTTAGCTCAATTATTTAGTAATTCTTTTGATAGTAACATTGCTTCAGTAGAGCAGAAACTTTTTAGTGATATTGAGCAAACTAAATTAGAAGCTGCATCTTATATAGATGAAAATGGATCAATAACTAATCCAACAGAATATCAAAACGCTAATGCTAAATTAATGCGCTTACAAAGCGAGGTGGTTCAGTTTGAGAATTGGAAAGAAAACGAGGCACCAAAGCATAAGCATATACAAACAGATACATTAGAAGGTAGCGTAGAACCAGAGTTGCCACCTATAAGAGAGCAGGCTCTACATGAGTGGTTAAAAAGCTCTCCTGAATTAGATGCAGGAAGCTACTCATTTAATCCAGAGCTAGCGGAAAATATAGCCATATATGGTAGGGCAATTGATGAGGAGTTACACAAAAATAGACAATCTCATTTAATAGGCTCTCCCCATTATCTAGCAAAGTTGGACGAGATTATGCATGCACTGAAAAGACAGATGCCTCATACCGGGGCTTCTAACCAATTAAAAATGCGTAGTTCTCCCAATAGTTATGCTCCAGCAGGTACTACACCAGTAGGAACACGTAGGGGTAAATCACAACAGTTAAACGCAAATGAATTAGAATTTGCTAAAGCGATTGGTGTAAGCCCTAAAGCTTTTGCAGAAGCATAAAAACATAAAAAAAGGAACATACAGATGAGTGATTTTCATGATGAAATAATAATTGATGGAACAGTTGGGCCATTAAAAAAAACTAAAGCTATTGTTAAAGAAACAAGCGAATCAAAAATAAAAGATCAAGACGAATTAAGCGTAGAAGAAAAGTTAAAAATAATCAGAGATCAGCAAGATAACCCTCATTATTTAAATATTGACCCCAAGGATATTCCTGACAATATGGTTTATTTGGTGGGATCTTCTGATCCAGCAAGATTAATTGAGCTAAGGAAGAAGTTTGCGACGTTTGTGCCGCCAGATCGTCATCCTCATTTAAGGGCATCGTTGCCTTTTGAGAGTCAGAATAATTTTGAGAGAGTTATTCCAATAGGTAGTGGATTTTTGATGCAAATGGAAAAAACACTTTTTAATGAGTTTCTAAAAATTCAGCAGCAAAAAGTTGACGGTTCTGAAAGTAATATTGAGGGGTTGGAAGGTGGTGGTCCTGCTAATTGGCGAAAAACTCGTGTATCTGCTTTTTAGTCGTAGTAAACATATGCAATCAACATAGAATAAACCTGGATATAATTTTTTAATTGTTTAAAGCAAAACGCTATGTTATACATTGTACATAGCGTTTTATTTTAAATAATTCGTGAAGAACGGTTCTTGTGCCAGAGAATAAAAACATTAGGCTTTTATCTTGTGCCAGAGATGTAAAACCATAAGGCTTTGAAGTGATTTACAAATGATTTTCAATAAATCTATTAAAAACTTTAAATTGATAGGTTTAACATGGCAAATTTTAAGAATAATCCTTTCGGGTTTCGTCCGGTAGGAACTTTAACAGCAGCGACCTATACAGGAGCTACGGTTTCCTTTCCAATTATTCCATCAGCGGGAGGAGTTAATCCTATTTTTATAGGAGATCTAGTTTGTTTCGATGGCTCAGGAGGTATACGGTCATTTAACACTGCTAATGATTTCACTGCGGGAAATATTCCTAAAGCTGTAGGTGTATTCGCGGGCTGTCAGTATTCAACCAACACTAATAATGATTATCCTCATATATCGAAATCCTGGCCTGGTGCTGCTGCTGTAGGTGGGGCTAATGCTATAGTAGGTGGTTTAGCTGAAGCTATGGTTATTTGTGATCCTAATGTGATTTATGAAATTCAATGCTCTAGCTCAGTAGCAGCAAACAATTATGCGGGCATGTCACGTGCGGCAGTTGGTACCACTGGATACTTAGGACTTGGATTATGGAATACTGGTGCTAACGGTGCTGTTTTTTCAGCTGGTTTTTATCCGGATGGGACCGCGGTAACACAAAATCCCCTAACTGGAGATAGTCAAACACAGCAAAGCGCAATTTATTTAGATATTGGCGGTGGCGGTGGCGGAGCTACAGGTATAGGTGTTGTGCCAGGGGCGGGAAAATTACAAGTTATCATTATAGGACTGAGCACTATGGGTCAACCGAATGCAAACACAAGTGTAGCGCTAAGCAATAATTATGCATCAAGCTCTATGTATAGCGTTTTGGGTGGGCAAAATATTGTTACTAGCAATACATTTAACATCGCTCGCGTTAGGTTGAATTACGGTTTATTCACCCGTGGTTGTGTAGCATAAGATAAGGAAAATTAAATATGGCATATTACGAAACACCGGCAACACAATCGATAAATAATTCAGCAACCATTGAACACTTAATGCGTAAGGGCATTAGGGCTATATGGAAAGAAGAATCTACCGATAAGGCGCAATGGAAGGAAGTCTACACAATAATGAGTTCTGATCAACGTACAGAACAAGATATTGTTATGAAAACCCTAGGTCCAGCTAGAATGCGAGCAGAAGGTGCAGCAGTTGAATATGATAGTTTTGGTGAAGGTTATGTAAACACAATAACTCACAAAGGTATCGCATTAGGATTTATTGTTACTGACTTCTCGGTTAAGGATAACTTATACAAAGCGCAGTTTTCTATGGAAGCTCGCGAGTTGTATGCTTCTTTTAATTTGCGTAAAGAAATATGGGCAATGTCGATATTTAACAACTCAACTAATCCAGATAATCCACTGGGCAATGGTCAAACTTTGCTATCTACAGCTCAACCAACTGCTGTAGGGACAACATTTTCTAACACTTTACCAATTCAGTCAGACTTAACTGAAAAGTCAATTGAGGATATTGCTTTAGTGGCATGGGATATGAAAAAGCAAAATGGAGAGTTCCAGCGTTCACGTTTACGTAAACTGCTAATTCCACCTGCATTGCAGTTTCAGGCAGAGCGTTTGTTAAAATCTTCTCATCAAGTTGATAGCGCAAACAATACAATTTCTGCACTACATAGCTTAAGAACGGTTCCAGAAGGTTACACAATTAATCAGTACTTAAATAGTAATCGTAGCTGGTTTGGTTTAACTACTGTGAAAACAGGGTTTGTGCACTATCAACGTGATCCAATTGAATTTACAACTCATACTGATCCAGATACTCATAACATTAAAATTAATGCTAAAGAGCGTTGCAGTTTTTATTGCAGAACACCAGCCGCTGTGGTTGGTTGTGTAATGCCATAAGAATAAGTTTTGAACAAGGATTGATATATGGTTAAAGGTTTAAATAGAGTATCCCCAACTGATTTTACGGCTGGAATTGTTATTTCTGATACTATTGAAAACAATAATGTCTTAGGAAAAACAACTGCGGAGTTTGTACCTTTGGGATGGAAAGTTAAAGCACCTGGGGTGTACTCATTAGCAACTCCTAATACAGGAAATCTGGTTACGGTTGCAGCTCAAGCGGTAGGGAGTGTGCCAATTAATAATCCAAATTATTATTCATCACGAGGTGCTATTTTTTGTGGGATCCCACAAGCCTTATACATCACAGGAACTGGCAACGCTGGGGCTTCGGTATTAAGAATTATTGGAACAGTAGCAAATACGAGAGTAACAGAAGATATAACCTTTGTAGATGGTGTCCAGAGGGAGGGTACAACTGTAACTGAATTCACAGATATTCTTAGTATTAATGTTGCGGTGGCTGGCATAAACAATCTTTCTATATCCACATACCCTACATCCCTAACCCCACAAAAAGAACCTTATATTGCGGCATCTTTGGATGTAAACAGTACTTCAGGTGCAATTTTAAACCCTCGCTTAAATATTAATCAGATATTGTCTTTGGACAATTCACAAAGTACTTCAACTACAGGGTATGCCAGCGTCACTTGTGATGGTATGCAGGTTTATAATAGTGATGCAGGCTGTGTTGCTACAAAGCGAAACGGTAAATGGGAAAATCTATATTTAGAAGATCCGTTTAAATCGCAAACACACCAAGTATCTGTGAATTTAACTCAAGCTCAATTTATTGCAATGACAGGAGTTTTGGGGAATATCCCATTGGTAAAACTTCCAACTGTGGTAACTCAACCTACATTTTTAGCGAATGGTAACTTCACTGCCCTGGGGAAAATAGTGGGTCCGACAACTTTGCCATATCCAGCAAGAGTAACCTTCACAGCAACAGCAAACACATCCGTAGTAACTATAAATGGATACTACAATGGGATGAAACTAACTGAAACGGTAGCCTCAGTTAATGGTGTTGCTACTTCATTGTTTACATATTCGATTATATCAAGCATTAGCATAACTACCTATGTAGTACCAATTACTACAGTTGGATTAGCAGTGCCAAATCCCACTCTTGTGGTGAGAAATTTTTCATTAAATTCAATTAATCCAGCTAACACAGCATACATCACCGCAACTGGTATTGGAGTAACTTGGAATCCAGCAGGACTAGCAGTAGCAGGAGGCCAGTTGTGGCCAATTGCAACATTAGGTAGCAGTTCGAAACAACAGCTTACGGTAGTCCCAGGGGCTTCTCCATATACAGTAATAAATGTTTCTGGGGGAGCAGATACATTATATTTGGCACCAATAGGAGGTACCCCTGCAAATGGTGCAGGAGCTTTCTCAGTTAGCATGGAATACGACATAGTTTGGTAATATGGCATTTTACAGCGCAGAATATAATTATTACACAACAGATAACAATACAGTAGTTAATCAGGTAGTAACCGTAGCACCTCTAATTGGAAACAATGCTGCCGCACTTCCTGCTGCTATTCCTTTGAATGGTAGATCGGTAAGTGACGGTGTGGCTAAATTAGGTTTCTTTCGTTATGTAAATTTTATGGCGGGTGCAGGATCTAATCTGAATGGTGTAAGCTTGTCTGTTACAGGTACAGGATTGGGTGGACCAACTACATTTACTGTTAATATGCCAAATGCTGTTGGTGGAAGTGTTTTTTCACCAGTAATGTTATCTTCTGTAACCTCGATTAATCAGACTTCATTGCCTATATCAGGGGTTGTCACCAATATTATTGTAGGTTTATCAGCAGGAGGATTAACCCCATGGTTTAAACTAGATCCGTTTTTATCAAATATTGCAGCGGTTGAGATTTCAAATTCGGTAGGTGTTTTTCAACCAATAATGGCCCTTGTTATTAAAGATTTTAGTCCAGCACAAACTGTATACAATGTGGTGAATAAGCGTTTAACAACTCCTTATTACACACAGCCTTCACCAATGGCAGCAAGTGTTGATCAATATGCGAGCACATACGCGGAAACCAGACCTTACTTTGGAAAATACTTATCTATTGTTATGGGTCCAACTGACGCCGCTGAAATTCCCACTGGCTCTTGTTATGTAAGCATATTTCAACCTCGTGTTTTTTAAGAGGTATGAATGATTGTCCAAAACTATACCAATACATTTGTCACGAATGCTAAAAACAGCTTAGATTTATCTGGCACCTATTCAAATAAAACAATTACTAATGAATACTTAATTAGAGAGGCCTATGAGCGTTTAGGCATAGCTGGAGAAGATTTAACGGGCAATAGAATTCAAGCAGCCTTAAGATCAATGAATTTTATACTGCTTCAATGGTTAAATTTAGGACCAAGACAGTGGACAATAAAAGCGATGACATTTCATGTTGTAGAGGGCATATCGTCATACAGCTTACCACCTATAAATGATATTCTTGATATTAGCGTAAGGAAGCAAACTCGTCTTACAACTATTGGTGCGTTTGCTAATGGAACTCCATGGTGCACATCTGGCAATATAAATTGCGCATGTGTCTTTGATGGCAATTCATCCACAGGTTTCAACGCTAATCAAAATGAGGCTGTTGGCTTTGTATTTAATCCTGGACGAGCTCCCAAAGTTGATTTTATCGGAATTAGGGCTTTTACCGTTAACAACGGCACTCCTCCTTGGCGTTTTATATTAAAAACCAGCAACGCAGATGGTACAGAAGAGTCTACATTGGGGGCGTTCAACCCGATAACCTACCCAAGCACAACAGTTATGTGGTTTAATATTTCTGGAAAAATTAAAGATAAATTGTATATATATGAAGAAACAGGCATAGAATTTAACATTGGAGAGCTATACTTTTCAAAAATTGAACAGGACTTATTAATTACGCCAATCTCTCGTTATGACTACCTTGCTTTGCCTTGCAAATATTCAACAAACGGTAGACCTACTCAATATTTCTTTGATAAACAAATAAGTAGTTACTTATATATTTGGCCTTATCCTATCAGTGATTATCATGATGAATATATATTATTAGTAAATTATAGGGGGTATTTACAAGATATTGGTTTATTAGCAAACGTACCGGAAATCCCGTGTCGATTTTACGAGGCAATGATTTGTGAATTAGTGGCTAAATTAAGCCAGAAAGAAGGTGCTTATGATCCAAACCTTAGTGCTATGGCTAAAGAAGCGTTTGAGGTGGCTAGAATTGATGATACAGAAGATTCGACGATAAGGATAACTCAAAGTTTGTATTGGTAGGATTAATGTCTCAAAGAACCAGCCCTTATGTTGATTTTGATATAGATAATATAGAACCTGTGGGTTATTGCGATCGCACAGGTTTTTTATGTATGCGTAAGGATCTTGTAAAGCAGTATGAATACTCAGGGCAAAATCTTGTTTGGTTAGGAATTTGGGTTCATAAGGATTTTTTGGATAAACCCAATCCATCATTAAAACCAACTATACTCAAGCCGGACCCTGTAGCCGTAAAAGACCCTCGCCCTGGATGGGCAGAGCCTGGATTCAACCCAACAGTGCCAAATATCTACCCCTTGCAAATTGTAAATGTAGAAAATGAGTTTGGCGAGGAAGAAGAGTTAAAATGATGGATTTCACTACCTTAACAGATCAAATAAAAGACACATTAAGTCGTTATGACGATACTGTCGTAACCAACATTCCTTATTTTATAAATCAAGCCCAACAAAGAATAGCTAGGGAAGTTACAATTATTGATTTGGTGAAACTTACAAAAAATCCTGTCGTAAAAGGTAAGAGCTTTTTCGAAAAGCCTGCTGATTTTATCAGACCCCTATCCTGTTATTTCCATGTGCCGGGACTTACGTATTCGAAGAATATAGAATACAGGTCTAAGGAATTTATTATAGCCTATTTAGGGGCGGCGGGGGACCCTTTATACTATACCGACGGAGCTACTACGGTAACTATTTCTCCGAATATAGAAAAACCTATCATGATATTCTGTCCTACACTTGAGCGAGATGAGGGGGTGGACATATGGTTGGAATACTATGCTTACCCTGGGGATTTAAGTGAGGGTACAAGAACCAATGCCCTAACTAAGTCAGCTCCTAATTTACTGCTATATGGGTCCTTATTGGAGTGCGCGCCGTTTTTAAAGGAAGATGAGAGAATACAGATTTGGCAGCAATATTACAATGATGCGAAGGAAATGTATGGAACAACTAATGTGGCATCTAAGCAAGATCGTTCTAGAGATTTAATGAAGGATTAAAATGGTAGAAAAAATTTATCCATTAGTATGTGCACCTGGCATTCAAAAGGATGGGACAGATTTTAGCTCAAACAGTTGGGTAGATGCCCAATGGGTAAGGTTTGTAAACGGCAATGCCAAAAGTATTGGTGGCTACAAAATGTTAATGCCAGCTGAGCCTGTTGAGAATACTAGTTCTCTAGGTAATTATATTTTTCGTGGAAATATTTCCTATAAACCAAGAAAAATGATAGTTGTTTCCTCTATTGATAATAACTCGAATTGGTACTGTTTTGTTGGTTGTGATGTTAAAAAAGTAAAAATAGTAAAAGCAGAAGGTGTTGTAGAAGAGTCTAGGCACACTTGTTATTGCTTTGTTTACAATCCTGACACGGGGTTTATGACTAATTTGCCTGGAGAACAACTAAACCTTATAGATGCGTGGGACATAGTAAACGAGAAGCTTACGGATGGCGTCATCGAGGCTTCTATGGGTTTGGAAGTGGGCTGGAGTATGGAGGTCATGAACGGTGCTATTTATGCGTCAAGAGCAACAAAAAAGGATACACCGCCTTCAGCTACGCTGTTGTTTGGGGTGCCTTTATATAATCTTGCTGCGATAAACAGCACCTACCCATCTCCTGTTATGTTTTTGAACTTTGGCGCAGGCTCTGGTCAACTCGTCGGAGGGACCGACTATGGTGGGCTGAAATTCCTGAGCTTGACCAACACTTACCCATCAGACGGCCAAAAGGAAACTCTAGTCCCAAAAGAAGACCGGGTGTATTGCACAGGTGGTGTGTTAGCGGTACCACCGTATTTATTCTTTTTAAATTATGCCCCGTATGACAGTGATTTTGATGTAGCGGGAGGAAAAGGAGCCCCTGTAGTTCAAAATGGAACTATTGCTTACACTCATCAAAGCATCAGTGTAAACAATCCTAATAAGGACGATGATTACATCATCGTAGGTGACTCAATCATAAAAGATTGGGGTATTGAAATAGCTAACACCCCCATTATTGCGGGTAAGAAGGTAAGAGGAGGTGCTAATAGCCCTTCTGCATTGTTTTGGTCCCTAAACTCCTTAACGAGAGCTTATTTTATCGGAGAACCCAATATTGATTTTGGTTTTGAATTGGTTGGCGAGTGCTCCATTTTATCATCCAATTCTATTGTTGAGGACAAAGGAATTTTTTACTGGGCTGGGATAGATTGCTTTTATTCTTACAATGGAACTATCCAGTCTTTACCAAACCCATTTAATCTTCAGTATTTTTTTAACAATGTTGATATGGCCAAGCGCCAAAAGGTTTGGGGATGTTCTGTTAGTAAATACAATGAAATCTGGTGGCATTACCCTAACAAGAATCTTCCTGGTTATGGTCTAAACAATCAATGTGAATGTAATGCTGCGATTATCTACAACACAGCTGAAAACATTTGGTATGACACGGCTTTTCCTGAAACAACCCGAGAAACTGACTTGTGCGCTGGGCGTTCCTGTGGGGTGTCTTCAACCCTATCTCAGTTCCCTATATGGGCAGATAGTTATTCTTCATCTCGCAATGTTCTTACCCCAACCTATAATCTGTGGTTTCATGAAAAGGGCAGTGATGAGCAATATCTCACTGTGAGTAAAATTAATCCGCGTATAACCAGCAAAGCCTTAGTTAGAAATTCTATTCCAACTTATTTAACGACCAATCCTTATTCTTTTATAGGGTTTGGTCCAGATAAGAATTGGAATGGTAATAATAAATTCATTGAAGTTGTCGGATTTGAATCTGATATACAAAAGTTTGGGGATATTGATTTACAGATAAAAAGTACATCTTATATTGGTGATGTGCCCGAATTAAATATGGCTACAGACGAGAAGTCACCTTATATTTTATATGCACGGGATGATTTTGCTGTTACCCAGTCAACTGAGGTTAAGAAAAAGGGGACTGTTAGGTGGGAGGAAGAGAAATGGATATTGGAAAACGCTGGAGACGTCCCTATTAATGGCAACTGCAAAACCCCGCAGGGAGAAGTCCCCCTTATTGCTAGGTTTGCGATACCCCAAAGGATTTTTGTTAAAGGTGAAAACGAAGTCTTGCCAAAAGACCCGGTGCTTTATATAGAAATAAAAGGCAATACGTCTACCCAAAAGGATCAAACCGAGGTCATCCCTTGGCCACCCCTTGGGCCCGTACTTAGCCCAATTGCTTACTCAAAACATATTTATTACACAATAACAAAAGTTTCTTATGTTTATTTGACTGATGGACTAATGTCCCTTTCTATAGGTAAAGATATACCGAGAAAAGAAGACTTAAATGCTTTAGGAAAAATAGGATTGCGTAAGCGTAATTTTTATATAGATTTACGAGAGAATGATAGGTTTATGACGCTTAATTTTTCTCAAAACAAGATTGGTGGGAACTTTCAGTTTGGTAAAAGTATATTACATACCCGGGAAGGTTCGACCAAGTGAGTACGTTTGTTGTTTTTAATAGGATACCAACCTACATTCAGGGAAAAACTGAAACTACAATATTTTCAAATCCCCCAGATGGGGTTTGTGTTGTGGGTGGAATATTTGTGAGCAACAACTCTGCCCAGGGTATAAGTATTATGGTCAACCTTAATAACGCATTATTTACCTCCCCTTATACATTATTCACGAACGTAGGGCTAAGCGGTTACTCTTCACTGGATTTATTAAGCTCTACGATCACCATGACCGTCGGTGACTCTTTATCCATAGTTTCACAAAGTTCAACCGCAAGTTACACAACCTTGGTTAGCTACAGACAAATAACCGGTTAAAAAACTCATTTCGCAACCTACCTCATTGTTAATTCACAAAGGGCCAGAGGTTAAACTTTCGGTTGTGCGTAAGGCTAACCATAAAAAAAATGGTTAAGTAAAGGTTCCTGCCAGCACAAGTGGCGCTGTAACCGTTGCCACATAAGGGCTGCTGGGGTAATTTCTTCCTAACTTAAATGTTCATGAAATGTCATTGCTTTAGCTAGGTGGGGTCGGTAAAATAACCTGTGTCTAGTCGAATATTACCCTACATATATAAATTGGTGTCGCAATGAAGTTGTTAACAATCGCGTGCTTATTTTTTCTTGACTGTTTATACAGTTCTGATAACTCCTACTTAGAGAGTCACTTTCGTAAAGGATTACCAACTAGCATCAACTATCAGGGTACAGATGAGGACAGACAAAGGCTCCTATCCGCCTCTAATTTAAATCAGCACCCCGGCAATCTATCTGATGAAAAGGCCTGTGAGATACAGCGTTTACGAAAATGGTATGTAAAAGTCGCTGCAGTATGTGTATGCGCGGTATCTATCTCCTGTATAATCGCAGGAGTGTGTTCTTTGTATAGATCTTGGAGATCAACAGCGTGATGATGGGGGTATATGCCTAAACCACCTAAGATAGACCCATTTGCAGCACCTCGGATAGATCTAGAAGCTGGACAGGCTTTTTACGAAGCACATATAGCTGACTTACCTGCCACCCCACCCAGCATAGATACGGTATTTCACTCACCCCAAATGGATGCCAATTACGCGATAGTAGAACATCCTCAAAAGTTTGAGGATTTAGGTGATGGCATTACCGGTAGGCCTCTTACAGATAAAGTCTCAAATATCAGTGGAAACCTCTTAGGCGACGAGGGTGATATACGCAGCTCAGAACTTGCTAATGACCGTACTTTAGTGGAGATACCAGAGTTGCAAAGGTTAAGGAAGGTCGTCCCTCCCCCTCCCCCTTTACCGGTAGGCGTTGCCTCACAGATGTTAGATCTGGTAAATCCGTGGCCGAGATTGACGTCATTAATTACATCTCAACCACAAAATACGCCTGCGCTAACTTCCGTACCCCCAGTAGGTCGTCGTCTAAATCAGGCATGCTCTATTGTTAGCGAGGTGGCCGAGATTGCCGATTGGGTTAGGGACCCTTCAAAAATACCTGAACGGCTAGGAAAACAAATAGCGGCGAGAGCGATAAGTCAGGAAGTGCTCCCTGCGATAGGTGTGACCGGCGCTGCTGCTGGGGCGTGCATGGCTGGCTTGAGCCTTGCTGTGGTTGCTTTTACCAACCCAAAACAACTGCCCCAAGCAGCGTTGGATCTTGGTGCTACTTTGGCTTTAGGCGCAATACCAGTTATAGGTCAGGCATTAGTCGCCTTGAAAACTCTCTTTAACATATTCCAAGCTTTTAAGCCCAAAGAAGTGTCCAAGGAGTCTCTCGATGAAATCAGGCAGCAAATGGATAAGATTATTGCCGAACATTTAGAGTTTATTAAGCAACAGCTAGCGATAGAGGTTAAGAGGCAGAAAGCCGCTTTAGAACATGCTTTAAAGGGGCTCCCTGAAGATATAAAAGCTAGAATCAGGGCTATAGAGACACCGGCTATAGAGAAGCGCGCTAAAGATCTCTTGGATGCCTATAATCTAGCTGTGTATTACAATAGAAGCCACTGGGATCATGAACTTAATTCCCACAAAAAAACCCCAAACCTTGTAGCACACAACGCAGATAATTTAAATAGATCCCAAAACAATATCACCTGTTGGTACAATTACAACATAGCTTCGAAGGAGAAGTACGTATTTGATACTTATGGGATAGGTACCATCCCCGAGTTGGTGGATAAATTCGAACTGGACATCAAAAAGCTGGCAGAAGATAAACAGAACTCTTTGAATAAACTGCAAGGAGTTCGCTTAAATTTAATGGATCCTAACGATGAGAAGTGCTTGGAAATTTTCATCAATGCGGCTGCGGATATTATTGACCAGACACCTACGCTAAATCTAATTGAAGGTTTAAAAAAAGGAATCCACGAAATTTTAGATAAAGCCCCGTCCGATGCAAGCTTACCTATAGGTCAAACCTTAAATGAGATAGACTCTAAATTGGGAGATGTCTCAACTGTAGTTGGCGGCGAAGATAATGAAAAAGTAAAAGAACAAGCACAAAAAGAAGCCTCTTATCTAAAAGATATAAACTTTTTTAAGGAGTTCTTTTTAAAAAATCTAGAGAGAGACTGTATGTTAACCGAGGAAATTTTAAACAAAAAATTTAACGCACTACCTTCGTGGGTAAGGGCTAAATACAAGTCTGCATATGATGCAAATATAAATAACGGGGAGTACAAAAAAGCCGAGTTGAATATTGAGGAGGCCAAAGAACACCTACAGAAGACTAAAGAGGCTGCGCAAAAGGAAATAGCCGACTTTAAAGCCAAGGTTAAACCCGCTGGCTTGTCTGTCATTAACGATCACTTGCTAGATATATCCCTGTCCCTGGATAACCCAGAAGTCTTACCTGAGATTAATGATAAACTTAAAAAGATTGCTTCTCTCCATAATGAGATCATTAAACAAAAAGGAATTCTTAACGATCAAATTAGTGGTATAGAAGGGAAAGATATACCGCCGGACGATAATGTCAACCAGACTCAACGGCTCAAGGGCATCATTAAGGGGTTAGAAACAGGCCGGATAGCTCCACAAGACATCTCGCCAGATCTCCCCAACACCAACACAAATAGGGTTAATCAAAGCAAAGAATTA